GACAGGATTCAAGAACAATCATTTTGGTCTGGATATTCGCAAGCATGACGAAGCCGATTCGTCTTGGGTACGCAAGGCTCCTTTGAGGTCAAAGGTCACCTCTGCTTTGGTGGTTGCTGAACTGGTGCATCACATGGCTTTGGCAGAACATGGGGGTGATTGAATTGACTGTTGACAATGGTAAACAGTTAGTGGCAAAATAGCAGTATTGAACAACCACGATTCGCAACCACGGAGAACTGACCAATGACTGACCAAGCAATCGACATCGACACCGCCAAGTATTTCATAGCCACTGGCAGAGGAAACGGCATCTTCACGTTACGGATGCGCGACGGCTATGACCCTTATGGTGATGAGAGAACTGTTCATATCTGCAATCTTTCCAAAGATGCTCAAACCGCTCTTCTCAAAGCACGGACTGTGATCGCAAAGCGCGGCGATAATCCTTGTGATCTTCTCGACACTGTTGAAGACCTTGGCAGACATAAATTTGAAACTTGGGGCGAATGTGACCCAGAGCGCGTTGTAATGATAACAGTTGCCAGAAACGGTGGAATGCCTTGGGGCAAATACTCTGGCCAAAAGATTGCGTCAGTTCCCATCGAATATTTTGTCAACTGGATGTTCAACGGCAACATTGATGCGCCATGCGCTGATGTAGTCAAAGAGGCCATCAGGCAGCAGGTTCTGTTGCGCCGCGATGAGTTCATGGCCGTGGTTGAGGCCAACAAGGCGGCTGAAGAAAAGCGTCAGGCAGAGCTTGAGGCCAAGCGCAACAAGTCGAATCACGTTGGCAACATCAAAGACCGCATCGACATCACCGCCACAATCACATTCGTCAAAGCGATTGAAACACGGTTTGGCGTTTCACTTTTGACAATCCTTGAAAATGAACAGGGCGACGTTTTCAAGTATTTCGGTAGTGCCGACCTTGGTGACAAAGATGACACCATCACGATCAAGGCTACCGTCAAGGATCACGCAGCCTATGACGGCGTTAACCAAACCGTTATTTCACGCCCAAAGGCAAACTAAAAGGAACCATGAAGATGACATCACCAATTCACATTGACGATATGCCTGTTGGCACCCAGAGGTTCAGGGAGTCTTTGCGGCTCATAGCGGCAAACCCACGCCCTGATATTATTCAAACCGCCATCAGCCAGCTTTCAGAGGATGAGTGTGTGACCTTGTTTAATTTGATCACAGACATGGAGCATTTCCTGAGAGATCGCCAGATGGCTTTCCAAAGGATTTAGCATGACGCCTGACGAGTTCAAATCAATCCGACTAGGACTGGGGCTATCTCAAACAGAGATGGCAAAACTGCTTGGCTACACAACCCGCGCCATGATCTCACGACTGGAAGGGGGCAGCAGAGTCATAACACCACGAATGGCCTTGACCATAAAACTGTTGATGGAGAAGCACGATGATACATTGGGACAACGCACCTGAATATTCTCGTAAGGGCTACGTCTACAAGCCAGACATTCATGAGGATGAGGAAGGCATCCGCAAAGCTAGTCATCGCTGTGTCAATCGTGTTGACCCGAATGATGTAATGTTAGCGCCTGATTCGCCTTACGATTGGATGACCCAAGAACGATTCAACGAGTTTGTTGATATGATGGTGAGGGTAAGATCATGAAGAGGCTTGTGGTATTATTGGCATTGTGTCTGGGCGCTTGCAGTAGCTATGCGCCGCTGGTTGACCTTAGAAGCAGTGGCGACAAAGCCGCCGTGTATCAGCGTGACGTTATGGAATGCAAACAACTTTTGGCTGATAACTTGACCATCTGGCAAAAGGCCGTCTTAGATCAGGATGTGATGTTGAATCGATGTCTCAAAGGCAGAGGGCATTCTATTCTAACTGGGCGAGTGTGATGATCCGCATCAGTTGGTTTTTCAGACTTGTGACTCTTTTGGCTTTTGGCTTTGGGTTGTATTTGGCCGTCATGATGTTTTTCATAATTGCAATGAGCCAAAGTCAGGTATGTCATGACTATCTCTATCCAACCGAAAAATATTGCCACCTCACATCACAGATGTTTGGGTTTCATTAAGGAGAGATCATGGCCCTAGCTATTCCACCAAAGTTGCGGGAGCTTGATGTTGGCGTTATGGCGGCTGATCAGATCAGTCAGGACACCTGTGCGGCGCTCATAGAACTTCACAAAGATTCAAAAAATCTAGCCGTACAAGGTCGTGTCCAACAAGATAATTCAAATCTTGTTGATCTGACCGTGCGGCAAACAGAGGTTTTTGTGATCCATGAACATTTCAAATGGGTAGATGAGTTGATTGTGAATTGCGCCATTGAGGCCAACAAGCAATTCAACTTTAATCTGACTGGATTGCTTGAGCGGCCACAACTTTTGAAATATGCCGCGCCGTCTCAGGGATATGATTGGCACTTGGACATTGGCCTTGGTGATTCATCAACCAGAAAAATCAGCATATCAATTCTTTTGAATGATCATTATAAGGGCGGCGATCTTGCGTTTTTCACAGATGGTGAGAGTCATATCAAACCAGATCAAGGAACCGCTGTGGCCTTTCCCTCATATTTGCCGCACAGGGTAACGCCGCTGACAGAAGGCACCAGATGGTCACTTGTATGCTGGATAGCTGGCGAACCTTTCAGATAAAATCCTATCTGTCTTTCTCAAACATCAGGCCAGCTAGAGTGGTCAGGCGTTCCTTTTCCTTTATACCCCTCTCTGTGAGCCTCAGAGCGCCGTCTACGCGCTCTACAAACCCATCTTGCACTAGATCACCCAAAATGTAGTCATAAGGCTCCCTGCCCCCTAGAACGGCGATTATACCGCCAAGCCTCACGTTTTGCGCGTTAGACAATGGAGTTGCTCTGTAGGGCTTTTTGCTCATTTCTTGCTGAAAAACTTGGTTGCTGACCTGACGGCAAAGCTACTGGCTACGATCACTCCTAAACTATACTGATACCATTCAGGCATCGTTTCCAAGGCCGCGAACCCATCTGCTACAATATCCCTGCCCCATTGGCCGCAAAATGCTAGAATCAGAGGGATAGAGAACAGAAGCACAAGCCACTCATCCTTGAGACTGTGGACAGTACCTTTTGCCATAATCTTTTCCCACCCCGCCTCGTGGGTAGCGGCAACGCGCATGACCTCTGCTTCCGCTTCTGCCCGTGCAACCTTGGCCTTGGCCGTAGCGGCTTTTTCTTCTGCCTTACCTTTGAGCCAGCCGCCAGCAAGCTCTGTTAGTGCTGGTATCAACGTCTGTATCATTTATAGCTCACCTGTATACACATCATCTCTTGGTTCTGATCGCGCTGGATATGCGCCTCTATTTGAACAGCCTTTTGGTGGCACCCCTCTTCTGTATCAGCATCGATCAATGGCGACACATTGTAATGAAACGGAGATACCGCAGTCACCAAAATGACAACCCAAACAGTTTTCATCCCTTAGATGCCCATCAGAATTCTTCGCTGTCATCTCCAGTACGGATCATCTCTGCGACCCTCACAGCACGCGCCCCGACTTGTCTGGCATATTTCGAGTCTAGTAGCTCCTCTGCGGCTGTCTGGTAATCGCGTCTTTGCAAGGCGTCCAAAGTTTTCACAAATCCGTGCAGGCGCGGCATACCCATGTTGAAGACCAAATCTGCCAAGGCTCTTTGTCTAACCTCTGACATGTCGCGCCACCACGGCAGGGTCTTATCAAGCTCATCCTCTACGATCTTGATATCGTTTTGCAGAAGATAATCGACCTCCTTATCCGACAAACCTCTTTCACGCAGATTCCTACCCACGCCTATAGTTTCAATTCCCAAATGGTCTTTATAGACCAAATTCTTGACGCCCTCATGGAAACGCAACTGCGTCACAAACCTATTGATATTCATATCTGCCCCCTAATCTTTGCCTAAAGCACGATCAAGTTTATCTTCTACGCGATGCAAGGCGTCCATCAACGCCCTCATGTCATCCTTGGTGTCAGACCTTGTGGCGTAGTCTTCCCGTGTTCTGTTGAGCAAAATCTCAACCCGCTTCAACTCTTTGGCTTGTGTTCCCAGAAACCAACCGCCGCCCAAGATGATGATGCCCATCAAGCCATCTATTATATGCACCAGATCGATTCCCATCAGAATGCCTCTGTGCAAGCAAACGTGATTCCATATTTACTGACATGGTCTGCATCCCAACCTAGTTCATCACTGGTCATTCGCATCAGACAGCGCGGGTCAGCCACCACTATGGATGCGCCATTGCTCACCGCGACCTTAACCTTTGGCTCAATCTGAACAGAGACAATCCCAGACGAATTACTGTCTGCGTCATCCACAACCATGTGTAACTTTGATGATGCGCCACTCCCAAGCTGTATGTAGTCACCAGCCTTGAAGATTCCCGTGATGCTATTTTGTCCCGTGCTGATCGTCAGCGTGAAATCACCCACGCTTGCAGCGGCGCTGAGTGTATTAGACCCCGTGATAGACCCTTGTGCTGATTTGGCATCTGGATCGCCTAACAGGAACGTGCCAACCCTTCCATGCAGTTTCATAAAAAAGGCTTCCCAAGCTGCCGCTTGAGAGCGCATCATCGGTGGCAGGCTTATCTCTGCCGTCCACAGCGCATAGTCATATTCAAAGACCTGTTGTTGGCCAGTGAATGGCGACTCTACCATCGCGTTCTGTCTGATAAGACGCCAAGACGAATTGCGAAACGCTGGGGTGGCGGGATGGTTCAGGGGATATGTTGGTGCCGCCATTTATCTGCCAAACGCAGAGGCTACTTGACCACCACGCCTTCTGCTCTCTACGACTGCTTCAAGCGCTTGCTGTTTGAACACGGGCATCATTGTCATAATTTCAGCCCTTACCGTCTGCGAGACGCCAGCGTCGATATTGATTGATTGATTTACAACAACATTACTTCCACCCACAGCACCTCTTG